CAGAAAATGGAATGGACTATGATTTAGGATTGGTTTATGGTTGGAAAATAAGTAACAAGTTTGGAATATTTTTAGAAGGTCGTTATTTTAATATGTACGACGTTCAAAGTTATGAGTCCAAGGTTGGATTAAATTGGTTAATATATTAATGTTAGGAGAAAATATGATAGGATTTATAGTAGGATTAGTTTTAGGGTTTGGGTTGCATTATGCAATCTTTTGTTCAGAAGACCTTAAAGGTAGATGTGTAAAATGTTATAATTTTATGAAATTAAAAAAGAAAGTTGTAAAAGCGAACAAGAAAAAGAAAGGTAAAAAATAATGCCTAAACTAGATATAGTTGCTGGTATTATTGATAAGGTTGCAGGTCATGTAGACAAGTTTACTTTAGACAAACAGGAGAAAGCTGAATTAATTGCAGAAATTAATAAAGCACAAATGGAAGTCAATAAAGTTGAAGCTGGTCATACAAGTATCTTTGTTGCGGGCTGGAGGCCCTTCACGGGCTGGATATGTGCCACAGCATTAGGGTATCACTTTTTATTGCAACCTTTACTTACATTTATTATGTATAGTTTTGGAAATGAAATAGTATTACCAACCTTTGATATGGGCACTCTTACAACAGTACTTCTTGGAATGCTCGGTCTCGGGGGGATGCGCAGTTTTGAGAAGGTGAAACGTAGTGCCTAAACAAGAACATCAAATATTAGGATTTCATGGGGGAATCAATGATAATTCAGACCCTAAGGATATACAAGATATAGAATTAAGGGAAGCCGATGGAGTTTCTTTACATAAAATAGGTAAAGTAATGGTAATGGGAAATAAGGGAGCTGCTATTAATTCAGCTTTATCTGGTCAGTCTATGGATATAGAACCAGGATATGGTTTGCATTTCTTTTCACAAGATTACGATTCTGGTGGAGCAAATAGAGCAGAAGACTATTTAGCTTTATATAATAAGTCTAATAACAAAGTTAGATTTTACTATAGAGATAAACCAGATGCAGATAGTGACGGAAATGAAGAAGGCGGATTAATGTCTAATGAAGTTGTATTTGGAGGTCCAATTAAACCTAACTATTATTATGGTGAAGGAATGTTACGTATTAGTGACTCTACATTTTCTCAAAATAGTAAATGGTTTGGATATATAGATTCAACTTTATATTGGACTTCTTCAAATGGAAATACTGGAAATAAACATGATATTAAAAAGTTTGATAGCGGTAATCAAAAATTTAGAGATTTAAATCAATTAACAAATGGTGAATTAAAATTATTAGATGTTACATCTGCAAATCCTCCTTCTGGAACTATAGGAAACGCTTCTGGTAAAGTTTTCTTAGGTTATATGAAAGATGATGGTGGCGATTGGAATGGAAACTACATATTTGGAGCTACAATAGTTTATAAAGACGACCAAGAAGGTCCAATTGCTACTATATATGATAATTTTGTAAATAAAACAGATAGTGTATTATCTTTGTATAATAACAGACTTTCTTTTCAGGTATTTATATCAATTGGAGAAAGTAGTACAATATCTAGTAGTGCTAATCATTTATTAGGTGGCGAAAATAGAGCTATTGGTATTAATTGGTATTTTAAAGAACAAGGTGAAGATGAGTGGATATTTTTAAAAAATACTGATTTACAAAAAGGTGGAAAACATTTTTGGGGCGTATTTAATGCTACATCAGAAGGAAACTATGGTATATGGGCTGGAGATACAACTGCTCAAGGTGGTTTTAATGTTAGAACTGAAGGAATATCTATATGGAATAATGAAACTACATCTAATAGCGCAATATCTTTTCACGATAAATCTGATGGTAGTGGAACTAGTTGGATGGAAAGTGGTACTGCTTATAATAGTAGCACACAAGGTAAATCATATTCTCAAGTATATTTAAGAATAAAATTAGATAATAATAATAGTGCTACAGGTTTTGGAGCTGCTACTAATGAAACTACTAGATATGGATTTTTAAGAGTATGGGGAGGAGCAGTATCTCCTTTATATGTAAATTCTGTTAATAATTCTCTTATACCTTTGGCTACTGGTGGTGGAAGTTTAGGTAGTGCTGATGATGTATATTATGTACCAATGACACTTCCTGGACCAGGTACAGATAGAGAATTTAGAGTAGAAGTACTAGATGAAAATTTTAATTCTATAGCAGATAGTGGGATATATACAATGACAATAACAAATAGTGGGGCAGTAGAACCAGATGATTATGAACAAGAGGTAGAAATATAATGGCTAATTATGCATTAATGAATCCTGGAAAATATCATTTAGGTGACCCTTTTGAGTTTCCTCCTAAACAAAATTTACCTTTTGATGAAAGAAATTACATTTCTAGTATTAAGTGGAAAACGTCTGTTTTGTTAAATACTAGAGTTTATATAGGTAATGTACAAATAGTTCAGTCTGATGGCACTACAAAGATTTTAAGCGATAGTATATTTAAGAGCAAAAGTAATAAATATGATTCATTTACATTGGATAGAAGAATTGATGTAGCTGTAAGTGATGGTGAAGAAATTATAAGACTTGCTTCTTTTGCTGATAGAATTTTACAATTTAAGCAAAATACTCTCCATGTTATTAATGCTACTAAATCTAGAGAATTTTTGGAAACTAGCCATAAATTTAAAGGAGTAACTCATCATAATGCAGTTGTAGAGACTGATTACGGTGTTGTTTGGTGCAATAATCAAGGTGCTTATATGTATAATGGACAACAAATAGTTGAATTAAATGTTAAACAAGGAATTAAGACATTATCAAAAAGTACTTGGGAAGATTTTTATATCGATGGCAAAACTATGGTAGGGTATATTCCTTCAACAAAACAAGTTATGTTTGTTAAAAGTTTTGAAGCAGCAAATGCAGATGATGTATTAATTTACGATATGATATTGCGTGCTTGGACTAAGGGAACTGGAAGATTGTTAGCTAAAGATAAAACAAATATGGTAAATATTTGGGACAATGAATTAATATATGGATATGAAAATAGTAATAATCAAATCACAGTTGTTCCTTTTAAACCAGAATTAGATAATAGTGATTCTACTAGCGGTGATATAAGTACTTATAAAATACAAACAAAAGAATTAGTATTTCAAACACAAGCCAAAAAGAAAATTGCAAAAGTAAGAATAACTTATAAGGGTGGTAATGGAGCAAATGTGAATATTGTTCCTAAATATGCTATCGATGGTGGAGCTTTTACAAATCATTTTATTAATAATGATGGGGCTACTATTACAGGTGTTACTGGCGATGGTACAACAAGATATATAAATGGTAATAGTAATTGGTCAGAAATAGAATTAAATACTAATACAAATGCTAATGGAGCAAGAAGTTTTGCTATAGAACTAGCTAATGTATCAGGACAAAGTGTTCCACATGATTTTGAAATAAATGACATAACAATTATATATAGAAGAAAGAGTGTAAAGTAATGGCAGAACAAGCAGAAAAAAAGTTTCAGATATTTAGAGGAGGAGCTGGTGGAGGTGGTGCTTCTAATATTAGTCGTACAATTAGACATTTATCACAAAATAAATCAAAGATTGTTACAAGTTTACCAGATAAAGAATCTGGTCAAAATGGGGATGTTGTATATTATAGAGACCCTAAAAATTTAAATAAAATATCACAATATGTAAAATTGAATAATGCTTGGATAAACATGTCTGATGGTAGACCTGTTAATGATTCTGCTGTAGTAAGAAAGTTTGTTAAAGCTAAAACAGAATAAAAGGTTGAAATTAACAAATAAAATGAATATATTATTACTAAAAACCGAGGAAAAATATGGCTGATACAGGTATAAAATCATCTTATCAAAGAGCATCAGATGCAAAAGTTAGAGGAAGTGAATCCTCTTATAAATCTAAAACAATAAAGCACGATAGGGATTTAGATATTAAGGATGAAGAGAAAAGAATAAAACGTTTTACTAATTTCATGGATGAAACATTAAAAATTGTTGGTTTTGGTAAAGATGTCATAGCTGCTCAAAAAAGAGAAGCAAATATAAAAGTTGGAGAAAAAATTTATAATCAATTAAATCCTGACAATCAAATTACTCCTACAAAAGTAACATTTAAAAATTATAAAGATTTAGGTAAAACTATTTTTGATGTTACAAAAACTCATAGAATAAATAAAGATGGAATTGAATTTACGGGTGGAGATTTAGATGCTATACGTAATTATGTTCAACGTGATAAAAAATACGGAGCGATTGTTGAGAGCCTTGGTGGAGATTTGAGAGATTTAGATATATACAACACAGAAGAAGAAGGTAAGGGATAATAATATGTTTAAAGCAATAGCACTGGGTCTTGATACATTAGCCAAAATACGAAAAGGACAAGGAGAGGCTAATCAAGCTGCAATTTCTATAAGAGGAAATAATGAATTAATAAGAAATGAATCCGAATATCAGCAAGCTCAAGAAGATAGTATGTATGCACAAATTGATTCTATCAATGAAGAAACAGGGATGAAAATTGACGAACAATCTAAAAATGTTCAGGATGTATTAAAAAAATTAGATATGTCTTTAGAGGCTAATCCATCAGGATTTAGATTGTCTGGAGAACAAAATGAAATGGCAGAAGATTTAGAGCGTAAAACTCAAGAAGATTATACAGATGTATTAACAGCACTTGAAAATAGAAGACAAAAATCTATAGCAGGAGTTACTACTACTAGTAAATCTAATATAGCGAGCAGTATAGAAAAGCAGAACCAGTATAGAAGAGCAAATCGTTCTTTGAGAAAGAAGAAAAATTCTTTATTTTCTATAGCTGGCTCTTTATTTAGCGGAGGAAGTTCATAATGTCAATATTAGATACAATAAAAACAATAATGGATTCAGAAACATCTGAATTTAGAGCAGAACAAGAAGCTTCTTTAGCAGCTTTAACTCTAGCCTCAGATAATAAATTTAGACAAGAAGCTTCAAATAGAGCACAAGAAGAATTAGAATTAAAATTAAGAAACGAAACTGAAACGCATTTAAAAGATTCTAAGAGAAATGTAGAATTAGAAATACAAAATGAAACTGATAATTTAGTTGATAGATACTTTAAACCTTTATTTATCACAGATGATGGTCAATATAATGATACTACTGGAGCTTTAGATGAAGATACTTTTAATCTCACAGGATATAGGGACTTAGTATATAAAAATCTTGAAACAGCTGGATTTTCAAGTTCTCAACAAAAAGAAATATATGCAGTTGTGACTGCTTATCTTTCTAATCCTGGTCAACATACTATTGTTACTAATTATATAAAGGATATACTATCTAGTGGAAATATAAAAGACTATACAAAAGGATTTTCAAATATAGGGTTATTTGCAGAAATTACTGATGAAGGCGTTGTAAGTCAGTATAATTTAGCTAAAGGAAATAGTGTATTAGCTAGATTTTCGCAACTAAATACTGTAAGTGAAGATATTGATACAGAGATTGAGGAACTTAAGAAAACAGGTGATTTAAAAATTCAAAGAGAAACTGGTATTCCTGATACTGAAGTATCTTTTGATTTAAAACAAGCTTTTAGCAATCAAGTAAAAAGTGAAGCTGAAGCTGTAGCTGGTGAGATTTCTGATAGAAATAAAATATTAGAAAGCATTGATAGTGTTGTTGCAGACAACATGGACCCTGAAGCTGCTAAGATTAAATCAGGTGAAGGTAAATCTACTGGTATTTATTATGATAATGACGAAAGAAAAGAGTTAACAAGATTAATGAACGCACTTTTTGAAGATGAGGATAAAGGATTAAAAGCTTTTGGTTTATCTTCTCAAAATACTAGTATTAAAGGGAGCGCCAAGTATGACCTAGCATTTTATTATAAGAATAAAAGTACAATGTCAGATGCTTTAGCACTTATTAGTAAAAAAAGAACTGCTCTTGAAAAAGAAAAGAAAATACAAACAAAGAGAAGAAAGGATGAAATGAATATGTATTCTGATATGTATAGTACTCAGAGTCAAATGAATCCAGAAGATATGAGAATATATTCAGAATTATCTACGAATAGATTTGATTCAGAAATAAAAGCATTAGATAAATTAGAATCAATAATCCAAAGAGACAAACTTTTTATTAGTAATTATAATAACGAAAAAAAAAAATAAAAAAGATGAATTCAGAACCTAGTAAACAACCTTGGTTACCTGAAGGTGTAGTAGATTCAGGAATACTAAACATTGAAGGAAATAGAATTAGGCTACATAAAGATTTATTGCCTATATTTAATGAAGCAAAAAGTATTTTAGCATCAGAAGGAATAGATTTACAAGTAGGAGATACATTTAGATATGAGAATGTACAGCAAGAACAATACGATGCGTCTATAGGAACAGTTAAAGAAGGTTTAGTTTCTACTCCCGATAAATCATTTCATGTAAAAGGAAAAGCATTCGATTTAGCTCAAACAGAAGAAATGAGAAATAATCCAAGAGTAAAAGCAGTATTAGATTCTTTAGGATTAATACAATCTAGACCTGATGATGAATGGTGGCATTGGTCTACAAAGGATGAAGATAACTAATGCCGCAAGATAAATTACCAATATTAGATGACTTTATAAACCCTGATTCAGATTCAGCGCAAGAAAGAAGCTTATTAGACTCTTGGGGAACAAGTTTATCTGAAAGTCTTGATACTATGGATGGAAGAAGAATTGGTAAAGGACTTGAAAATACTATGCAATTTGGTGAAAATGTACTTGGGGGTGCAATAGAAAGTGTAACTTTTGGATATAGAGATGGAAGTAAACATTTAGGTTTGAGTGCAGATAAGGATTCTTTAGGGTATACTTTAGGTACTATTGGTGGTTATTTTGTTCCTTATGGAGGAGCTGTTGCAGCAGGAACAAAAGGAGTTAAACTTTTAGGAACCGCTGTAGCTGCTAGTAAAATAGGTAAACAAATTAATGCTGGTGATAATACTATAGGTCTTATTAAAAAAGCTCTTCCTAAAGGAACTCCTATTACTAGAGCTGGTAAAAAAGTATCAAGAAAAGAGTTTCTTGATGACGTAGTAAAACAAACAGATTTAATAAAAGGAATCAATAATTTTGATGATGTAGGTAAAGTTTTTAGAGGAAATAAAATGTCAGCCAACGAAGTTGACAAAATTATGAAATCTGGAGTTGGTAGTTATTTAGATGGTGTAGGTAAAAAATTAGGATATAGTTTTGGTAAAGTTGTAAAAGGAGAAAATAAAACTATTACTAAGATTAATAATAGTGTTAATAAATATTGGAAAGAAATTGGCGGTAAACCAATAAATACATTACCTGATTTAATAACTGAGGCGAGAATTGGTAGTAGAATACCAATAATAGGTTCAAGACCAAGAGGTGCAGTAGATACGTTTTTAGGATATGCTGCTGAAGATGCTATGGCATATGCAATGGTAGAAGGAGCTTGGGTAGCTGCTAGACATCATAGAAATGAAGAACAATATTTAACTCCAAAACAATTTTTATTAGAAATGATGATGTTTGGTCCTGTAGTAGCAGGAACAAGATTCCTACCTGGTGGTGCACCTAGAGGTCCTTTAAATATTACAAATAAAGAAACAAGAGATACAATTAGAGGATTAATTAGAGGAACTAAAAATTATTACAAAAAAACCAATGTTAAAGGCGCTGTTAACGATGAACCTAGAAAAGATGTAATGTCTGCATATCTTTTATATAGAAGAATGAATCAACCAGCTTTAAATCATAATATGGATGTAGCAGCTAAAAAATTAAGCAATAAACATAATGAAATACTTCGTGGCAAAAAATCTCCTACAAAATTAAAAGAATTAATTGAAAAAGGAACTTTAGAACAAAAAGAAGCTGCTGCTGAATATATGAAATTATCTTTAAATGGAGTAGGTGAAGCTATGACTGGTAAAGGTGGTTTAAGAAGAGAGTATGCAAAATTTATCGCAGAAGACTGGTTTGGAACTAAAGCTAGACAAGGTGTAGGAATGTTAGCTATGAGTGGTGCACACAATCACTTATTTGGACATTCATTATCTCCAGACCAAATGGCAGTAACTGCTTCAATGGGATATTTCTTATTTAAACGTGGACACCGCATGACTTACAAAGGAAAGCCTTTACAGAATGGAGAAAGTCAATGGACTACAACATCTACAGGATATAACGATATGTTGGGTGACAGACAACTTAAGCTAGAAGAACAAGTTAGAATGAATGATGCTATGGGTTTGAGTATTGACCACCCTGCATACGCAGCTATAAGACATTCTTTAATAAACCAAAGCCCTAATTCTCCAGTAGAGGCTATTAGAATGGCTACTGTTGACTCAGAAGACCCAATTACTATGCAAATTAAGAGTATGTTAGATACGGGATATTTAAAGAAAACAGGTAAAAAAACTCGTGTTTCAAAAAAGGATAGAGCTGCTATAGCAAAAATGAAAGATAAAGACCTAGTGGAAGAAATGTATAATAATTTTTCTTATATATTTGATAATTATAATTATGTAAATAAAGACAGTAGCTTTAAAAAATTTAACGAATTATCTAAAAGCGAAATTGATTCTTTTAAATCTTCTATGGAAGAATTCCAGGTTAGAATGGATGTTCCTCAGGATTTAATACCACTATATGTAAGACCAGTTGTATCTAACTATAATCAAAAAATAGCTACAATGACTCAACAAATATTAGATATATATTCATTGCTTGGAGATAATGCTTCTCCTAGTGAACTTAAAACTCAGTGGTTAAATAAATCAAAATTTCAATTAAAAAGAATAGAAAAGGGAGATATAAGTTTTGAAAAGGTAGAACATGAAGAATTATTTACACAACTTATGAAAGCAATAGATTTTGCAAATGAATTTGGTACAGGTAGAATAGAAATACAAGAAAATGCTAAAATATTAAAAATCAATGATATTGATGTGAAAGATAAAGAAACTCTTGTTAATAGTATGACTGCTTTGCTGGATGATTTAGCAGATTTGTATACTTCTGATGGTAATTTACCTAAAGGTAAAATAACTTTAGATAATCCTTTTCTATGGGATACTGGTAAGATGATGCAAACGATTACTCATGCAGAAAAAATTCCTAAATATTTAAGAGAGATAATGGAGAATAAAAGAGGTGATGTTGAAGGAAATAAAATTCATTTTGATATGAAAGAATTAATAGAAAAAATATTTGCTGATGAAGGTGCATTTAGATATGACGTAGATAAACACTTTGATTTAAGTGCTTTAAATAATGCAAATAGAAGATTTATGGAAACTATAGCCCCATTAATGAGAGGTTATAAAAGAGATGATGTCCAATTTACTAAGCAGAAAAAAATATTAAATACAAATGTTACAAAATTAAGACAACTATTTATTGAAGATGGAAATATGAATATTTTTTCTAGGAAAGGACCAGATACAGACTTTGCATTTAATCAAGCAGTTTCAGATGTGGCTTGGAAAGAAGATTTTTTACGTAGAAGAAAAATAGATTCAGAAGGCGATGTAGTTCCTTATAATAATATAGATAGAATAATATTACAAAATCTTGAATCAGCTGGATTGTTAACTGGAAGAAATAGTAATACTATTGCAAGAGACATAGGAATTTTAGGAGATATTAATTTAAAAGATTTTGATACTGCAAAAGAATTTTTAGATTTCTTGAAATCATATGAAACTGGAGCAGATGATACTATTAGAAAATTTGTATCTGTAATTGAAAAATCATCTTCTACGACAGATGAAGCAGCTTTAAAATCTCAGCAATTAATTGAAGATTTACAAAATGAAATACTTCCTTATATTTTAAGAACTGAAAATGGTATGGAAGTTGGACATTTAAGAGTAAGCGATACTAAAGGGAAAGAGTATTTTTCAGATGTTGGAGCCGTAGAAAATTTAATTACATCTATTAATGAGATAAAATCAATACAATATGTAACTAATTTAACTATGTTTGATAAATCTATTAGAGCTCAAATAGCGGGAGAAACTAAATCAAACCAAAAAATTATTCAAAATTTACTCAAATTAATGTCTGGCGATGAAACTAAAACTAAATATTTTTACAAAGCATTAAATACTATTGGATGGCTAACTAAAGAAAAAAGAATTAAAAGAAAAGAAGAGATTGACGAGGGTCTTACTACCAAATTATATCAAGAGAAAATGAAAGAATTGATTAATGAAGCTAAAAACACTTTCAAAGAAGATGATTTTATTAATCAAAGAGCAAATGATACTTTACAAGATTTTGATGCTATAGATGCAAGACAATTAGATATTGTTCCTAATACAGTTGCTAAACTTGTTGTTAAATATCCTGGTTTAAAATTAGGTAAAAATTTTAAGCATGATGTAAAAAACTATGGTAATGATTATCTAGGTCAATTAGAGATGGAATATCTTAAAATCAAAAGTAATAATAAAATCAAACCAGAAATGAAAAAAACTGTTTTCTTGACAAAATTAAAAGAAGATATTGTAAAAAATAATAAAAATGTAAATGAATCTGCTTTAGACCAAGAATTGTTAAGTATTTCAGGTAATTTAGATAATAAGATTAAATTAAAAAGAATTACTTTTGATGAAGGTAGAGCTACTAATAGTTTTGAAGAAATATCTTTTGAACAAAATCCTCTTTTTAGAGGAATAGCTAAAGTATTTGATGTTCAAGGTAGAGATGAGCTTGATTCAAATATTTTTGTTATGAATAATACTGGACATCAAAATGATGTATATAGACAATCAGCTACCTTAGATAATGTTCTATTTTATGATAAAGTAGTAGATGGTCTAACTTCTGGTGAATTACAAATGGTAGATGGTCGAATACAAAATATAAATACTGAGATTGATATTTCTAATTCAGTTGAGGCTTTACATGCAATTCCTGTAAGATTAAATGAGAAAACAGTTATTGCTATTAATATGGACCAAAATGCCTTAGATGTTATTGCTAATAAATATGTTACTTGGAGAAAAGAAAATAATTTACCTTTAAATGATTTAGAAAATAAATTTCTTATAAGAAAAAAAGAAAATGATAAAATATATACATTTGATGTGGAACGAGCTAAAGGTAAAGATGGTAGATTTGATGGACAAAAATTAACTAATACTTTAAGTCCTATGATGAGGGATTTAGTATTTGGACAAACAGCGCCTTTAGGATTTGGTAAAAAAACTTGGATGCAACTTAGAAAAGGTTCTGACTTAGAACAATTTTCATCTTTAAAAAGATTTAAATTACATGACAACAAGTCTGCAAGAGGTATAAAGAATGATTCATTGAGAGATATGATTCATTATATTGACTCTATAGGTACAAAAGATAAAGATTTACTAAGAGTTAAAAGTACAGCTGAAGATATTATAAATAAAAAATATAAAATTGTTGTTATAGAAGATGAAGGGGTAGATGGAGTAAATTCTTTATTTAGTCAAAAACAAAGAGAAATAGATAATAGAAAAAATAAATATGATGTAGATATAGAAAATTTAGATGCAAACTATTACAATGGATTAACTATAACACAAAAAGCAGTACATGATTCAGGAAGAGCTGTATTAAAGGCAATGGGCGATAAAGACGTAAGTATTATGGATGCTGCTACATTTCAACCTCCTGAAATTCAAGAAATACAATCATTGTTATTAGGAGTTCCTTTAGGTGATGTTAATAAGGTTTCAGGTACTAAATTTGTTGGACATAGAGCAATGGATGATGGTGAAATAGGTTTAATAAAATCAGCTGGATTAAGAAATGTTGCTTCAGATAATATTCCAAAAGAATTAAGTCAACATCAAAAAATTATATTTGTTGCAAAGTCTGGTTTTAAAGACTTAATAAAAGCAGATGATGGAAGTTCAATGTCATCAGAATTAAATTCAAAGATTTTTAGAGCAGATAAATGGGATGATTTCTCAGACATAAATAAACTAGAAGCTTCATCAATGGATTTTAGAATGGATGATATTTCATTACTTTCTGTTAAAAAAGATAAGACAGGTTCTTTACCACCTAATCTTACTGGATTCTTTTCTACATTTATGGATAATGGTATGAAAGCTGTTGATGATTTTATTGAATATAATTATAGAGCATCATTACGTAGCAAGTCAGCTATGTTTGGTAGAATTTTTAGTTCTCAAGGTCAAAGAAAATTTGCTAGAGAAGAGTTTTTAGATTTAGCTTCAGAAAATACTGGAAAAATAAACGCAGAATTAGCTGTTCAAGATACGCAAGCTGGCGTATTGCTTAATCTAGCTCAAGCAGAAACTGACCCATTAGTCATATATGATAGATTTTTTGATATGTTCGCAGATAAACATATTTTAGATAGAAAAATAGAATCTTCTAATGATGCTGTAATACATCCAGATTTGAGTGGAGATTTAATGTCTATGATAGCAGATAAAAATGGAATTATAGAATTTTCTGAAACAATTGAATCTTATGTTGCTGGAACAAGAACTGTTGATACAGAGAACATGGCATTTATTATTAAAAACGGTAAAAATGGTAGAGATAAATTAGTACACATATCAGATTTAAAAAATGAATTAAAGAATAATGATTTAAGTAATGCTGGAAAAAAGAAATTAAGTGATTTAACAAAGAAAAAAAATCAGAAAAAACTTACTACTTTAAAAGATTGGGTTAAAGAGTTGGATAGTATTGATGAAGTTCAAGTAGCAGCTTTATCTTATAGAAATCCAATAACAAAAAGTAATAGCATTATAATTGAAGGAATTAAATCTATAGGTAACGAAAAACAAGGTAATAAAAAAGTAGTTGCTAGTGGTGATGTAATTCATCAGTTAAAAGGAGACTATGATATAGATGATGTTATAAGTCTTTATTCACAACCAAAATCAGTTTGGGATTCTGTTAATAGTGTTCAAGGAAAACATATATATACTCCAGAAGGAAATACTATTCCAGATAGTCATAAAGGTTTTAGTTTAAAAGATGAAACTGCGTTTGCTGAATTATTAGAGAAAAAAATACAATCAAATGTATTAAAAGGTGCAGTAATGAATATGCCTGAAATATTAAGATTTTTAACTTCTGTTGAAAGTCATATTGCACCAATCAATGCAAAAAAATTTGAAACAGGTGGACTTGCCGTTAAAGTAGGTGATAATAGATATATACGAGTTAGAAAAGATATTAAAGAGAATTATGATTTAGTTGGAAAAATAGATGAATTAAATCAAAAAGCTTTAGATTCAGAAACTAATCCTATTAATGTAAAAGAATTAAGTGGTAAAAAACAAATACAAGATGAGATATTCTGGGGTGAGAATGGAGTTTTTGAAATAACAGATGCTGAAGGAGGAACATTATTGAGACCAGAATCTGTAGATAAAGTTATTATAAGAGAATATGTTGGAATATTTGAAAAATATCTACGAAATACTGGTGGAGATTATAGCACTGGTAGAAAAAGGTCTGTTAGACCTAGTCAAAGACCAAGACATATAGAAAGATATGCTCAAGACTTAGCAATTGCAGAAAAAATTGTAAAAAGTAGGGTGCAATCTATAATGAATGCATCAACAAAGGGAGCATCATCTAAAAACCTTATAGACGCAATGAACGTGTTAGACTTTGGACAACATAACATAAATAGTAATTTCTATTTAAAATTAGCAAATTCTGATGATACTGGTTCTTATGTAAAAGGTTTAAATCTTGATGGAGTGTCGCCAAGAGATTGGGAAAATATTATTTTATTTAAAAATTATAGAGAAAATCTATCTTATGGAAATTTAAGACCAGAAGATAGAGTTAATTTTGATAGTGAATTTACTACAATAGCACATGATTTTTTAGAAAATCAAACAGAGGCTGTGAATAAGATTTTAAAGGGGGTAAAAAACTTTGAAGATGCTAGTCAAAAGTTAAAGTTTATTGAAAAACAACATAAGTCAGATTTAAGAGAATTGAGTGAATTAAAATCAAATCTTGATGGAGTAGAAACATCTCAAGGTTTAATAAATTATTTAGAAAAAAGAACTAAACGTTATGAAAAAAATTCTAAAGACCTAAGAAGAAAAATTTCAGATAAAATGTTTAAAAATATGTCAGAGGCTAAGAAAAAAGAGTTAAAAAAGAGAATTAGAGCACAAGAAGAAGAAATAGCTTTTAAATCTGATAAACCAGTTGATAAAGATGTAATTAATAGTAAGGTTGATGATTCATTTAAGAAAGCATTATTTAAGCCTCAAAAATATCAAGAAACTTTATCTGAAATAACTGCTAGACATACAGCTGGTGTAATGGAACAAAGAATTGCGTCAAGAGGGGTTAGATTACACCGATTAGAGGAAGGACAAGTTGATGCTCTTATAAATAGATATAAAAAAGATTTCAATGAAGTGTCTAAAGGAACCTCAAATAAATATGCTCCTTTAGATTATGATAGATTACAATTTGATTATGAAGTAGATATATATAGATTAATAGTTGATAATGGATTAGAAAGTAAAATAGATGCAATATTAACTAGAATGATGGCTCCAGAATTTGATATGACAACACCTAATTTTGTAGAATTTAATGGAACATTAGCATTTACTAGTGGAGATAAATCATTAAGTAGAAGAATTAATTTAGCAATGAAATTTAATAATACTAGTAGAATTTCAAAATTTGAAGGACAAGAAAATGCATCTCGTTTATTGACACTAGAGTTTGGAAAAAGTAGTCGAGATGTTGTATCTTTCATGAAAGGAGATAGACAGAATATTCAAAGTGCATTAGATGACACATATACAAAATCAATAAAAGGTTATCAAGCATTTACAGAAACAATTAATACTCACGATACAAGTTTATTAAATCTTTCAGACCCAGTACAGGCATTAATAAACAATAGCGGTTTAAGTCAATTAAGTTTTTATGAACAGTTCTATTTACAAATAGGTACTGGTATTTATAGAAGTACAGTTAGAAAAGGCGGATTTGTACCAGATTCTTTGATAGCGCATCATTTTGAAGGTCGTGGAGATTATAGAGTAGAAGGAATTAACCAATTAGAAAAATCTATGCAACAAGGAGTTTCATTATTCCATCAAGTAAGAAATGGTACTATTCAACAACCAATAAAAAAACAGAACTATGCACATAAAGGAAACTTTATAGAAAATCAAAGAAAAAGACGTGAAAGAGCTAGGCTCTGTGCTAAGAAAAACAATTAATAAAGGTAAATTATGGGAATTATAGAAAAAATATGTGCACCGTTAAGTAAAAATGTAAGGGAAAATGCTGACATAGAAAGAAGGTTACAATCCTCTAAAGAGTTAGCAACAGATTTTTATAACGACCCTTTAATATCTCAATACGGAGAATATCAAATAAGTGAAATGTTTGAAAATTTAGAAATAGATTCAGCTAGAGGTATAGAAAATATTCCTAAAGAAGGAATTCTTACAGTAGAACAGTTAAAAGTACAAAAAAGATTACAGAAAGAATTTTTAAAGAATTTAAGAAAAATGCCTAAATCTGGTCTTTCTGAAATTTATCTTAAATCAGAAATTTTCAAAATAAATCCTACAATGAAAAAAGCTTTTCAAAAAATACTATTAACTAATGACAAAGCTAATGGTAGAACTATAGTAGGAGATAATACTATTAGAAGAGTTATACAAAGATTAAAAATGGCTAGTAATGAATATGAAGTAGGTAGTTTGTCACGAAAAGTTAGCGAAGCAAGAGGACTTGAAGGAGTTTCAAAATTAAAAAGATTAAATAATATGTATACTAAAATAGCAAGAGGAGAAGAAAAATTTGAAGGAAGAACTGGAGAATCTGCAGCTGAAGCTTTTTATTTAAGAGGAAATGAAAAGGGAAAGGTTTCTGAAAAAGGAATAGACGAAAATGGTATTGAAGTCTATTCTGAATCATTAGATTTTTTAACTAAAAAAGGCGAATTAAAAGCATTAAGAGATTTTAGTATATTATCTATTGCAGATAATTCCGATTATAAGAGATTGATTAAAGATAAAAATATTGATGAGAATGTTAAAAAAGCTTCTAAAGATTTTAGAGAATTAGGTAAAAAGAGAGATAAACAAATCTTATCAGGAATTAATAAGTTAAGTAGCTTGCTTAAAAGAAGTACAGATGTATCTATAAAAGAAAATAGAAAATATAATCAAGTTATATTATCATTAGAAAATTTTAGTAGAGATATTCAAAATAGAATTAATAAACAAGAAAGTGGAACATTACCTATATTAACATTAGAAATTTTGCCTCAAATAGAAGCTAGCTTTTATAAAGTTTTTTCAGGAGAAGCTAATAAAGTGGATGAAGCTATGAATGGTTTTTTAGCTTTAGATGGTATTTTGCAAAGAAATTTATATACATCAAAAGTTATAAAGAATGATTTAAATGTAAAAGTTGATATGGATTATAATATTTTTCCATTATTAGAATCTTATAATAAAAATTCTGTTAAATTTTTACACTCAATAGAGAATGCAAGCTCATATATGGAAGCAATAAATGAACTTTCAGTTATAAGAGCTCGTAGAAAATATAATCCTGATTTTCAAAAAGATTATGATTCATTTGATGCTTCTGTAGATATGCTAAATGGATATATGGGTAGACTTTTTCAGAGTGAATCAAGTTTAACAGATAATCCTTTAAGGGATAAGTTAACAAGAATTGTAACCAATTATCAATTTGCTTCTAAGCTAGGTTTTAATTTGAGAACTGCTGCTAAGAATATGACTCAAAGAACTTTTAATTTTATCTATTTTGGTCATTTAGCTATTCAAGATTTGAAAGCTGTAAAAGAGTCAAGACCAAATTTACAAAGTAGAATAGTTAAAGGTAGAGAAAAAAGTGGTGTATTTAAAGTAAATATTGCTGAATCTTACGGTGATATGCATATGCCAATTGAGATGGGACCAGATGGAAATTATAGAAATTCAATGGGAGAATCTTTTATAGATAGAGTAGACAGTGGAGTAAATAATATTGCAAAAAAATCTGGTTATCTTATGCAAAAAGTAGAAAATGAATTTAATAGAAATTCAACTTATGATTACGCATATACTAAAGACTGGATTACACAGGAAAATAAAATAGGGATACCTAATCTTAAACTTAAATTTGAAATGGGTCTTAGAAAGAAAAATGGGAAAAGATATACAAAGCAAGAAATATCTGATATGCATAATAAAGTACAATATGATGATTTGTTATCTAAAGAATCAACCGAATATGATATAAGATTCGATAAATATAGACAAAAAAGAGCTCAAGATTTTGCTGATAGAATAGTAAAATATTTGCATTACGATTATAGTACTAGTCAAAAATCTTTTGCACAAACAACTAGAAGAGGTGCGTTGATTTTACAGTTTAAGCATTATGTATTTAGTAATTTTTTAATGCAAAAAGATATGGTCTCTCAAGGATTAGGAGATATTCGTTCTGGTCAAATAAATACACCAGCTGTTGGAAGAATGGTAAGACTTGGTGCTGTTTATACTATGGTAGATTTAATAGAAGACCTTGGTGGCTACGCTTTAGGTAATTTATTTGAAAATGCTGCTTTCGATGAACTTAAGAGATGGGTAGATTTATTTTATGCAGAAGATGAAGAAGAAGCACAAGAATTGTTTTTTGGAAGAGGTCCAATTGCTGGTAACTTAGGACCTACTGTTGGAACTATTTTAGATGCTATGACTCTTGTAGGAATGGATAAAATTATACAAAGAAATGATACACTTGCTTTTATGTTAGGAATGCAAGAAGCTGCTAGAAAAGACAATGATATGACTCATTTTGAAAAAATTGCAAAGATATTAAGTGTTCAAGGTCATAGAACTCTCTTTAAGACAGGACCTAATATTCTGAAAGCTGATAGTGTTGAGCAATCTAGTGGTACAGTTGTAAAAGGTGTAACAGGTATATATAATTTAAAAAATGAAGAAAGAAATGAAAGAATTTTAAATCTTAAAGAAAGTTTTAAAGATAGTAAACCTAAAATTAAACCTTTACAGCATATAGATTATGGTAGTAAAGTATTAGAAAGTTTAGATTATTTAGACAAAGATTCTCCTACTACTGTTTAACTTATAGCAGAATCACTAATAAATAGGTTTTTATATTTACGAGGTATTGTTAGTTCTTTTAATAATTCATATGTGCTAGGAACTTCTAATTCATCTAATCGGTCTAATATTTCTGAAGATTTCATTATTTGAGATTCATGTTTTAATCTTACTTCTAACATTTGTGTTTTTGCTACTTTTGATAATTCTATTATTTTTTTAGCCATTTATTCCTCCGTTAATGCGTACATTCCGATACAGATTGCGTCTGCATTCTTTAATGTAATTTTGTGATTATTACCTGCCCAATCTTGAGCAACTTTCTTAAAATATCTTTTTCGTTCTGCATAGTCTTTTGGTATATCTCCTCCAATGAACTGTTGCCATACCTTAGGCAATACATCTACTCTCTGTAACTTTAATGATGCTATAATACCTAACCAAACACCATAATTTTCTCCAAAAGTAAAAGCACCTCTTTCGTAAGGTCTAGCCCACACTCTTTCTATGTATACTTTAGGTTTTTTACGACCTATAGCATTTCTTATAACTTTAACCATATCTTCAGGTTCCCTGGAGGTAGGACAATTGGTAGTGAATTGGAGGTTCATCGAGTCGAAGAAAGCAACTGCCCCACTCCATCCAGGGTCTATAGTTATAATTTTCATTTATTCATCATTTGTATAGCTTCTGTTCTGTCAAAGTATATACTACACTTATCTCCATTGAAGCCCATATTATATGAACCCAATTGACCATATCTAGCTTTTTGACATATGATTTCAACCTCATATCTGTCATTATCTCTATCATCTACTGCATAAGGATAGTATACAAAGAACGCTGCTTCAGCAGTTTGTTCAATTACACCACTTTCTGCAAAGTCTGATAGTTTTGGTCTAGGGTCTAATCGTCTTTCAATTTCTCTATTAAGCTGCGATACTAATATAGCACTACACTTAATTTTCTTACAAATCCACTTATAGTCAAGCATTATATCTTCTATTTCAAACCTTCTGTCCTTATTCTTTCCGTCTGTACGAATAAGTTGGATATAATCATCGAGGACTACATCTGGTTTTTCCTTTCCTATCTCTTTCATTGCATCTGCAAGAGTTTTACAATCATCTAACATTATTAGATTCTTATACTTTTCACCCAAAGCTTCTCTTTTAAGATTAATTTGAGTTATCTCTTTATCTATATTACTAGCTTTTCTAATCTTTTCATAACTAAACTCTTGAAATTCCATTACTAAAATCTTCTTCATCATTTCAACATTAGTCATTTCACGATTAAACAACATAACTTTCTTACCTTGTTCTAGTAATCGTTTAACAATATTGATAACCATAGTAGTTTTACCATGTCCTGGTCTACCACCAATAACTGTTATCTCACCTCTAGTCATACCACCAGCTGCTTTATCTAGCTGTTCAATGCCAAAGGGTATTAAGTTACTACCTTCTTTTAATGCCTCTACTGTATTCTCTAATATATCTTTAGTTTCAACTATTTTACTTGGAGCAATATCTTTTAACTCTTGAACTATTTTTTCATGTTGATGTAATATTTCAACAATATCATCCGTATTTTGTAAAGTTAAGTTATAAAGTATTTGGGAACTCTTTACTGCTTTACGTTGTATAAACTTATACCAAATATTCTTAGCGTAAGTCTCAGCGTTTGCAGTAGTAGGAACTCCATTAGCTAATCCAGTTAAATAATAAGTAGTTAGTGTATGGTCTGTAACATTATCTTTAATATCTCCGAATACAGTAACTGTATCAATAGGAACATTGTTCTTATATAATCTGTTAAATGAGTTCCATAGTTCTTGATGTTTACTTGTATAAAATGCATCAGCATCTTTAATAACTGATTTAGCTTTTTCAAAGATTTCATCGCCTTCTAATAAAATACTACCCAATAAGGCTATCTCTGCTTCTTCATTCTTGGGCATAGGTTCCAGTCCATTTGTCTGTTTAAGCTCTTTATTGTCTGTTAATGGTTTCATAATACCTCCTATTCTTTAAATAGACTAATTTGCTTTTCTTCTGGTAAATAATTTGTAATGACCAGTTCTATCTTCTTTTCTTCGCTATGTAATTGACCAGTATACTTAATAGGTATTTCAACTATTCTCCAATGTTTGTACATATCCCAAATTGCAGGACTATTATCATATGATAGCATAAACTTTCCCCCGCTATCATCAATTTCATGGCACATAGCACATAAATCAATATGGTCATTCCAATTAAACGAATGTATATAGTAATCATTTCGTTTAGTTGCTGCAACATAAGGAGGGTCTAAATACCAGACATCTCCTTCTTTTGGTTCATACTTGTCAATTAACTTTCTAAAATCCATATTCTCAATGAATGTGTCATTTAGTTTTTGTCTGCTTAGTTCTAAGTCCTCTAATATCTCATCATTCCATTTAGCAACGCTGCTTAATGGTAAGAAAGGCGTTTTGTTGAATGCTGTCTTTATGATAAAGAAGTATTCTGCTGCTCTCTTAACATCTGGAATATCTATCTTGTCTTCGGTGTGTATCTTCTTTCTATAAGTCTCGTGAAGTGTTCTTGATAACAATATGTGTTTAGCATAGTGTTTAAATTTATCGAAATCCTCCGCTATTGAAATATACAAATTTATTACATCATTATGCAAGTCATTTAATATATTTATCTTAGCTTTATCTTTACGAAAGAACATACTTCCTCCCCCAAAGAACACTTCAATATATCTATCGTGTCTAGGTAACATTTTCACTAGCTGTTTACTTAGTGTGAACTTACCTCCGTAATATGGAAATACTGTAGGACAATCATTCTTCATTTTTTGGTCCTTCCTCTACCATATGTTTTCCAAAATATTAAATCGTGTGCATTTTCATAATATTTAAACATCCATTTATCTACAACGCCACCAGCGTAATCTGGATGATATTCGTTATTTAAGCACATATTAGCCATCATTTGATGATATACAGCTGTATAAAACATTGTTGAAGAATGATTGTCACCTACCATCCACCAAGGAATATCTGCCTTATCATATATATCATATAGTTCTTCAATTTTATATCTCTTCATTTTTGTCTCCTTTTAATTCATTATATAAATTAATAAATGAATCATTGCTTTCTACACCAACTGGTAAACAATCAGAAAAAAGTCCAGCCTTCTGAAATCCTTTTCTACGTTCATCACTCATACCAACGTGTAAAGCACCTGGACCATTTCCTTCGTCATCCATTCCAACAAAGAAAACATCACCTTTATCTGTTTTAAAACAAAGCCCAGTACCTTCTTCTGGATAATCTTTATCCCATTCTTGCCACCAAACATCTGTTATTGTTCTTCTTTTTAATAGCGTTTGTGCTGATTGATACCACATTTTAGTTCTATCGTATTTTTTTTGTAAACTTTCCATTTAACCCTCCGTATTTTTAGTTCTTAAATGTTCATTTCTATCATAATTCATTTCAGATATAAATTCTTCTAGTTCACTCAACTGTTCTTCAAACTCTTCTCTTATGGAATCTGTATCTAATTTATATCCTATTTCTTCATCAATATAATAATATATGCTTAAACATATTTCTGCATCTATCTTAGCTTTTTTTATTTCTGAGCTTACAGAACCGTCTTTGTTTTTTTTGATTACATTTTTCATCATAACTCAGCCTCAAACCAACAGTCACCATTTTCTTTAATGCAATCTCTAATTTGTATTCCTAATTGTAATCTTGCATAATTAACTAATAATATACTAACATGTCTTTCATCTATCTTAAGATATTCTGCTAACATATTATCGTTATATCCACCTGGTCTTTTAAAGAATTTATTCATCTTTGTTAGAAATCCACGTAAATTTTTCTTACACTCTCTAATACCTTCTTCTGCTGCTTCTAAATCAGCTGCATGGTATTGTATATAAGAAGGTTCACATTCTGTTGCTCCAAAGTGTTCTCCATCATCTGAAGATTGTACAGCAAACCAGAATTTTCCTTCTATGTCTCCGTGATAATATCTACCCATTATTTTTCTCTCTTTCTTCTTATTGAGCTTATATTGTTATAATACATATATTCAAATCCAAGCTCATTTAGTTTATCTATTAACTTTGCAATTCTTTCTTGCAAATCAAATGCTTTTTCAGCGTCACTCATCTCTATGCTCCTTCAATTTATCATCAACTTTTTTCATCTTTTGGTAAAGTTCTTGATATTTATTATCATGGAAGATAATATTATTTTTATTCAAGTGTCCCTCGTGTTTAATACTCCAAGTAGTATCTTCTTTAGTATCTTCTATTTCCTCTTCTGTAGGTATATGGGGCATAGGATACCTATAATTTTCCATAAGACCTTCAACCTCTTCTTCTGTATAACCTAACTCAGTAAGGTCAAGCAATATCTTCTTGAAATTTCCCATGTTTCTCCTCCTCATATTCTTCAATATTACATTCTTCATTACAGTCTTCACACCAAAATGTACTATCATCTACAAAATCAATTAATGCATAAGGGTAATTTACATTTGCCCAAGCACTTTGGCTTACATCTGACCTATAACATTCACTACAAACCCATTCAATACCATGTTCATCTATTCTATTTTTCTTGCTCATCTTTCATCCTTCTTTCTAAATTGCTCTATCCATGTATTTTGATATTTTTTAGGAGATGATAGACCTGAAAATATCCACCAACCTCTACCATTTTCTTTTGCAAGTTTTTCAGATATTTCATTATGCTCTTTTGTATAAGCATAAACTGTTTTATAACTTTTAAGTCTTTCTTCAAAACTGCTTTCACATTTTAAGGGATTGTTGTTTTTATCATGTAAACTTAAACTCATATTTTTCTCCTAGTTGTTTCTCTTATAGATTTTAAATTCTCTAATAAATTTTCATCTCTTGCATTTGTAATCATACCTTGATTTTTAATTTTTAATTCAAGTTCGTTTATTAATGTTTCTATATGTTTATCTTCATTTACTTTCATATTTTCTCCTTTTTAAGTTTTCAGAACTGAGATAACACTAATTATTAGTTTTATTGTTAATCGTTATCTCACCATCTAGTATAAATACCGTGTTGTTCTGATTATGTACTGCAACTATAGTCGTCTTACGTACTCAATTGTTCAGAACTGAGATAGGATGTCCTAAATTAATAGAACTAATTATTTCCTACATCACCTACCTCTATTCTGATTTAAGTCACTCAGGAACCTAAGTACAGGGACCTGTAATGTGACTAAGCTCTTGCTAATCTTGTTATTGTAGGATAAATCTGATTCTCCATAATGTGAATAGACTCTCTATCTCTATGTGCAACGTGTGTCGCAACATAAGTACAAGCATTCAATAAATCCCAATATGTATTCATATTATTATTTAAACAATACCTTGTAAAGTCTTCCATATATTGTTGTGGAATCAATTTAGCCATATCAACTAAATGCTTACTTCTTAACTTAGTCTTTGTTAGTCTTGGAAATTCTGTTTCAAACATCTGAACTAACATAGCAACTGTATCAGTAATAGTACTATCTATTTCACCAATACTAGTATTATTATTCTTATGTACAGCTTTCTTTTTTGTTAAGACATTACCAATTGTCAATCCATTTAAGCATACAAGCCTAAATGCACCACCCATAATATTAACAGATGTAGTACCATCGTAACTATTTGCTACTATTAATTGTGGATTTATTAAATCTCCTTTTTCAATCTTAACTTCAGTCTTAGGGAAATTCCATTTCCAAATAGCTCTTTGACCATTTGAGAATGTTCTAGCTTCTGATAACTCAGCACCAGAACCTTTTAATACTTTTTGAACTTTATTAACAACTGATTTGTTGTCAACTACTTTGTATTCATCAGTCATACAAGATAATACATCTCCTGTATCTTCTCTTATGATGAATTTATGACCTGTTCCTTCTGTTCTCATTACATCATCTGCGAGAACTGCTGGAACCTCCTTTACTGGAAACAGCGTTTCCTCCATTGCTACTATAGACATTTTT